CACAGACTTGATAAGTGTGGTGTTCTCGGCAATCCACCCTTCGGCAAGCGGCTTTAACCAAGGCTCGCCACGAAACGGATTCACGCCAAGCCGAGAAGCGCCTGTTACGGTAAATGGCTGCGGCGGTGCTGCTGGAAGGTCAATGCCAGTGTTGGCCTTGACAACCAGCCTAAGTTGGCGCTCATTATTGGCATTCACGGCGGCAAACAGGCCGGGCAGGGCAGCAATAACCGTCTGTTGCCGTACACCTGCCAGTCGCAACAGTTCCTGAATCAGTTGGTCAATGTAATCCGTCCAAGCGTCCACGCGGCTTTCCAGATCATACTGCGCCTTGATATTGCCCACGTTTGGAATCAGCACCTGCCTAATGTCAGCGGCAAGCTCGCGGGTATATGCGTTCATTTTACGCATATACTCACGTTCTGCTGAATCAGGCGGGTTTAGGGTTGATTTCATCAGATTCTGCGCCGGGCTTGGACGTACCAAGTCGAACTGGCAAGATCAATCGCGCCAGCCGTGTTATTGTAAAGCGTGAGCGTCACCACACCGTTTGTCCAGTAATCTACGTCATCAAGCGTGGTCGGCATAGTGCCCTCCACCACATTGACAGTCACGGTTGTCACCGAAACCGCATCATAACTGCTATTCGTGACATACCCATATCCGACATAAGCGCCAGAGACAAGGAATCGCACATAACGGCGCTGCGGAAACTCTGATGTGTGATCCACGCCTGTTTCAGTGACAGTGAATGTTGTGGCGCTTGTGCGGGCCACCGTGCCGCCGCTGATGTTGGTAAAAGCGCCCGGTGTGCTGATATTGGCATCCAGCAACAGGCCACCCAAGGACACGCCGGGAATCACAATGATCTCATCCCGAACGGGCGATGTGATTGCATCAGGAACGGTTACGGTTGTGCTGCTGTTGCCGCCCGCTGCAATGCTAGGCGGGTTCCATGTGGTGCTTTTGACGTTGCGAACGCCCGTGTAATCAATCGAGACGTTGCCGGTCACATAGCGGTTGTCTTCCAGTTCCACGGCCCCAACGTTAGAGTTAATCAGGAAATCACGCAAAGAACCAGTGCCACCGCCGCGCAGCTTATTGCGCTTAATACTGCCAGTCAGATTGACGCCACTGATTGAAAGCGCCGTATTGGTTGCGGTGATATCATTATCTTCCACCACAAAATTGATTGATCCAGTGCCGTTGGCAATAGCCGATACGGTTTGCGTACCTGCCCCGATAGTGATCTTATTGCGACGGAATGCAGTTCCGCTGGCGCTTGTATTGACGTTAAAAAGAGTCGCAGCCGTCGTTGATCCAGCGGCAATAGAAATGATGTTATCTTCAAAAGTGGAATTAGTGATGGATTGAAAATAAAACTGGTTTGCCGTTCCATCGCTGGCGGCATATTCCAAATAATTATCCTTCCACACCATGCGATCCACTTCACGCAAAAAGTGCCCTTTGTGGCCTCGGAAGTCGTTGTTGTATATTTGAAAATCTGTTGCAAAGCGCGTGTTTGTGCCTTTGTCTGAATCAAGAAACAGCCAATACCGACCGCCATTGCCACGATTGTGACGAATAATAACCTGTTCGATATGGGTGTCAGTGCTGAATGAATCCGTGATAAAACGGAAAATATCAACGCCGCTGCCGATATCAATAAACTGGTTGTTTTCAATGATGACACGGCGGAAGCGTCCCAAGAACGGAAGCACCCCAAACAGTTTGGCGGCTGTGATGTTCTTGAAAATGTTATTGCGAACAATCAGCGTGTCATAAAGCTGAATGTTGTTGCCTTCCAATACTGCCGTTTGGTAATCGCCTTCGCAGTAGTTCCATTCAAAAACAATAGTGTCTTTGTTTTCATAAACAATTTGCTCAGTGTTAGGCGCAATCAAAAGCGACGCATAATTCGCGCCACCTGTGCCAGTGCCATTGAAGAAAATGTTATTGCGAACAAAGCCTTTATTTGTGCCTTGAAAGAAAATCCGCTCGGCGCAATTATCAAAAACGTTCCCTTCATAAACGTGGTAATTGTTACCAAACACCTGCGAAGTAGGTTTCAGGCTGCCGGAATCTTTGAAATAGTTAAAACGTACTTTGACGTGATCTGTCCCGTTCGTGTTGGTCGTCATCGGTTGTTTCACGTTCTCGAAATACGAATCGTGAATATTGACGTATCCTTTGAACGAGGTCAGCGTCCGAACTTGCCCAACCGCTGTGATAGGGGCCGTAATCGTGCCCCTTGTCAGGGTCAGAACAACGTTTGTTTTTGTGCCGTCAAATGTTGACGATGACACATAACCACATGCACGCAGGTTGTCGATTGATGTCACCACGCCGTTAAAAACGCCGACGAAATTGGCTTCACCGCTGCCCGGCACAAAAACAGCAGTCTGGTCGCCGGGCACTGAAAATTCAGTGGTGGAAACCACCGTCGGCGTGAGAGACAGACTGAAGAACATGTCGCCCTCAGACGTGGCAGGTAGGCGAATCGCGCCATTGTCCACGTCAAAAAAGCGGCAATTATCAAAGCTAACGTTAGAGCAAGACAGAAGCTGAAAGATGTTGCCGCTGTTATTAATCAAGTTGGCATTGTTTCCGGCAATCGTGCCAAGGCCTTGCACCGTCAGGTTTTGAAAATGTACGTTTTCAACCTGCGGCGTGATGCTGCTATGGGGTGATCCTTGCGTGCCTGCTGTGATAATCCTTAATGTATTGGCGCTGGTTTTTGTCAGTTCACCGATACCGCTGCCGTCAATTGTGGTGTTATTCCAAGATGCAAGCGCCACCTGTGAATTGATCGAATAGCTTTTGTCTTGCAGTTGAACTTTACCGCCGCCAGCCGTAGCAATCGCGGTAAACATGTTATTAAATGCGGTCGCATCGTTAGTCGCGCCGTCTCCCGTTGCGCCATATGTGGCTGGATCGTAGGACGTGCCCGATGCAATGAAACCAGAGGCCGGAACCTCATTAAACACGCCCGTGGCGACGTTACGCACCATGACCAGATCGGAACTGGCGGCGCTTGCACGATAGATAGCCCCCGGCGTGTCGATCCGGTAAAACGACAGCGCATCAGCATCGAGACGCTGCATGGCTGATACCGCCATAGCGCCAGACCACAGGCGCACCTCAGCAATCAAGCCTGTGAATGGGCCGACAGAGCCAAAGCTGTTACCGATTTGCAGAGTGTCATAAAACGGGCTGGACGTGTAAGGTAATCCGGTTGCGATAATCTGGCCGTTGACCAAAATGGTCGTTCCGCGCTCGGCATCGAGGATAAATGACAGCACCTGTGCGCCATTGCTGGCGGTTGTGTCAGCGTAAACCCATGATCCGTTCTGATAATATCCAATTTTGCCGTTTGTGGCCCCATTGTGCGACAGAATCAGGGATTGCGCGTCAGATGCGCCACGCATGAAAAACAATGTCTGGCTGTTCGTGGTCGCGCCCGGCTTGAAAACAATCTGGGCGGAAATGTTGCCCGCCGTGATCTGAACCGCCTCCCGATCATAAAGCGATTTGCCCGCCGTGATAAAGTCCATGCACGGGCGGCCATTGAATCCAGTCAAATTGACGCGCGGACTATTGGCAATGGCATCTGCGCTGTTAGGCCGAAAAAAATCAGTTTGCCCGGCGGCGTTGTTTGTGATGAGGCCCCAGTAGCCAATCTGCGCGCCCAGAAATGAAGATACGGTTGCAGAATCAGCATAGCCGTTGGCATCGAGGGGGAAATTCGCCGACGATCCATCCGCACGAAACACCTCGCCCACCTTGGCAGTGCCTGCAATCAAGCGGCGAGCGGTAGAAAATTGATAAACAGGAGTGACGGCCTCGCTCGGCTCCTTGCCGCAATAGTCCGCCACATCAGACAGCGCCACACGGGTCAGGCCATTGGTTTGATCCGCACGATGCCGTCAAGATTGCCAGCAAACTCATCAAGGCCGGGGACTTGCTTGTTTTCGGTGTATGCCATTGGATTAACCAATCTCAAGGAAAGCGGTGGGGGAGATCATCAGGAAAAACGTGTCGTCAATTTTCAAACGCGGCTTTTGAACGCTTGGCGGCTGCGGTTGTTCCGGGTTGTCCGTGCCTTCGCCATCGAGGATAATGGCAACGGGAACGATATCATCCAGCTTATTCCGTTTCTTGATCGTCATCTGATTCAACCTCATCCCGATCAATTTCAACAGATTCATCAATTTCCGCCACATCTGAATCTATCGCTGAACGCACTTCCGTGGCATCAAGCGCCTGCATATTGACGTAAATTTCATGGATTTTCGCTTTATTCAGGCGAGTTTCCACCATTTCCTTTTCAGACGGAACGGAAAGCGGATTAAATTCAATGAGATAGTCTGCGGTGTAGCGCCCCTGTGCGTACAGTTCCCACGCCACTAGCTGATCCAGAATTGGCAACAAAACGGTGCGCTGTTGCTGGCCGATATAGGCGTACCAGTTTTCAAGGTCAGATTTTCCGGTGCTATTTAGGCCACCTGGGGCACGCCCGAAAAGCAAGGCTTCCGGCATTCCGGTCACAGCGGAAAGCGCAAGACTGAATCGGTCTATCAGATCCGATACGCCAGCAAGAGACGTACTTTTTAGGTCGTAGGATTCGGCTGCATCAATAACAATGGTGTTGTTGACGCTGCGGGCCATGTCCACCGCGTTAATCCGATTTTGTACCAGTGCCGTGCCACCGGGCGAGCGCAGCACGTCAGTCAGACCGGGGATACCATGAATCGCTTGTTGTGCCCGTTCGAGTAGGCTATTGGCCCAGCCGTGTGACAGATTGAACCGGGTCAGCTGATCCCAGCACTGTTGCAGGCGGCTATTGCCCCAGCCGTCGTTTTCATCGCGGACGCGATCCGGCACATCCACGCCATCGACTGCAATGCAGCGGGATTCGTGGACTTGATATGGTGTGCCCACGAGGGGGCTTATTTGATAAATGGCCGTCTTGCCAAAACGCCGATCTGCCGGATCTGTGTATTTCTCCATCCGTGACGTTTGCCAGCGGTCATATACCCGCAGCTGATCCACCGCCCGGATGCGCTCGGGGTTCAGCGGCTCGGTCAGGTCAGTTGCGCCGTCATCGAGGAGCGCCACAATGAGAGCGCCGCCGTAGAGGTTGGCCCATTTGAGTGCTTTGGCGACAATCTCCATCGCGCCAATATCCTCAAGGGCAGCCATGATTAGGTCGTCATCCTCCACGCCCTCAATGTCATACCCGGCGCGGATCATCTCGGCGGCTGGTACGTCAATAATTTTGCGGGCGAACCCGTCGCCAGTATACAGCCATTCAAGCTGTTGCTGGCCGAGGATAAGCGGCGCGGTTGCGCGGGTGTATGCGGTACGGTCGCGGCTGTTGCCCACGCTCAAAAACGTGTTCAGGTAAGCCCCATCCTCACGGGGTGCAGGTGCAGCGGGCGTTGTGCGTTTGCGTGGCATGGGGGCCATCCTATCAGGTTAAAAACGACAGGTCAAACGCCTGTTCTGGCGCAAACGCCATGACGAGTGCGTCGGCGAGGTTAGGCGATGCAATGCCGCGCTTGGCGAGGTCTTTTTTCGATTCCACCCGGAATTTACCGTTCAAGAATTCACGCCGAGGCTGTGACAGTTCTGCTGCCAGTTTTGTGACGTGCGGCAAGGTCGAGGGAATGCAGATGAGTTGCTCGGCATCATACGGGCGGCCCTGCACCGCGTCAAACGTGTTGCGGAATCGGTCAGCGAGGCCCCACCATGCCTGCGCTTTGAGATTCAGGAACATATCCCTGTTACGCTTACCGTCCGCGTACCAGCCATCTGGATTGATCACCGAGGCGGCGGCGTTGAATCCCTCAAATCGCGGCAAGGTGAGTTTGTAATGCACGGCGGCCAGTTCTTCCCGAATTGCGCCCTTTGCCCCAGCACCCACGCCGATGTTGTCAAAATTGATCAGGCTTGCGCGGGCATCGAGGGCGCGGGCGAACACATGACGGGCGGCGGTATTAGGGTCACGGTCGCGCCATTCCTCAATGTGCGTCAGGATGCACCCATGACGCAGCACGAGAGCGTTAGCGTCAGCGCCCTCGTCAGCCACGTCAAACCCGCCAATGACAGCGCCAGAGGCCGTCAGTCCTAGTTTTAGGTGCGCATCCATTGCGGCCCGTATCCATTCTGGCTTGATGATTGCCAGCGCGGTATCGGCAACGGGTTCGCCATCCCAAATGTGCGCGGCAAGCTCAGGATCACGTTCCCGCATGGCCTGCATTTCATCCCGAAGTGTATCGGGAAACCAAGGGTTGTGGTTCCAGTTTGCGTTAATCAAAACTGCATTTTCAGGCGGGCTAATGACAAACCGCTGATACGTTTCATCGAGAATGTTGCGCGGGTTGAATGACATCCAAATTTCGGAGCCACGTTTCCGAATTGTGGGGACAAGCACGTTCCACGATTCCGCCGAGACGGATTCCGCTTCCTCCACCCACGCAATGTCCACGCCCTCAAGCGATTTGATTTTCGTGGGATTGTTTTTGATCCCAGCAAATAGAAACTGGCTGCCGTTCTGCGAATAAATGGTCGCTTTTTCAATCGTGTATAAATGCGCCAATCCCATGCGCTCGATGCTATCAGCAATCAGGCGGTGAACGGATTCAGCAATGCTGTTCTGAAATTCACGGGCGCACAGGATGCGGGTTGTTTTTTGCGCGGCCCGCAGCACGAGCATTTGCGCGATAGTCCAAGACTTGCCAGACCCGCGCCCGCCGTAGCAGATTTTATAGCGGGCGGGATTCAGCAGCGGGCGAAACCGCCGCGCAATGAGTACCTCACTCATCGCCTGCCGTGTCGATGATGCGGACGGTCAGTTCTGATTTTGGTGACATTGTACCGTCACTGGAGACGTTATCGAGCTGGCGCACATCTGCCCACTCTTGACGACAGCGGTTTTTCACGCCAAAGATTGCGGCGGTTGAATTTCCAACACCTTCAATCGCGTTTTTGCGCAAAACATCTTCCCACCACAAGGCCGCAGCTTGCCTTCCGGTTTTTATGGCGGCGGAAAATTCCGGATAATCTTTTTCCCATTCCTTAACGGTGTCATAACAAACGCCGAGATGACCAGCCAACGCAGCGACGCTATACCCTTGGGCCAAAAACGGCACAACCCGTTCGACCATTGCGGGATCGTATTTTGTTGGCCTGCCTGCGGGCATAATTCCTCCTGATTTTCATCACAATTTAACAATTTCCGAGGCGATGCGCAAGAGGCACAAAAAAACACGCTTGCACGAAAAAATACGATTGACGGGTTACGGAATCTGCTATATCGTTTTTTGCATAGAGGGCAATCAAGCCCCACGGGAGACCACCAATGACACACAACGCCACTTTAGAGAAACTTGTAGAAAACCAGATTGCGAAAGTCTGTGGAGACATTGCGGCAATGGTAAAGTTGCAGGGATTAACGTTTGAGGCTGCGGCTTTGATTGTTTTTCAAAAAACAACTCTTAGGGGGCAAAACTGGGAAGCGGCAAAACAAAAATGCCTTGAACAATTAAAATAGGGGCTGAACGCCCCACTTCAGCAATAAACACAAAACAGGAGTTACCGAGATGACCGAATACAAAACCCGCCATATCAGCCACACGCTTGAAGATCTGCTGGAGATCATCGACGGCGAAAAATTCCTTGAGGCGCTTGCCCATCGCGTACAGGGTATCCAGTATGAGGCCGACCTGATCAAATACGATCAGTTTGACGACGAGCCGCCGAGCGGCTGGGAGATCGAGCGCCTGCACGTACATCTGGCAGCGCGCGAGTGGGATGGCATTGCCGGATATCAGGATCTCACCATCAGCGACCGCAACACGGCAGCGCTGCACCTCGGCAAAGCGATTCTGGATGCGTTAGAGCAAACGCTGATAGAACCGCGATTCAGGGACGGATACGGCGACGAGTAACAGAAGGGGGCGCAAGCCCCCTTTTTCTTGCCTAAAAAAAATGCGCAAACACGAAAAAAACCGTTTGACATGTTATGAAATCCGAATTATAAAAAACATAACAACAAACAATGGAGACCAGACAATGACTTACGAATTCGCCGGATGCCTTATTGCTACAAAAGACCAGCTTCTTGCCGCAATCGCGCATCAATACATGACCGACAATGGAATGACTGCAGCAGAAGATGCTCGGCGCGACAGTGCAAATGAGAATGCCAGCACTCTTGCAGATGACTGTATTGAATGCTTTGGCTTGAATGATGAATGGCTGAAAGAGCGTGACATCGACCGCGACATGATCGCCAAAGCTATCGCTCAATTTATTTCAGCCTAACCGGAGGAGGTAACCCCCTCCTCCCTAACTCAAAACAACGGAGACCTGAAAAATGACTGAATACAAAACACGCACCATCAGCCACAACCTGGCAGAGCTGATCGACCTGATTGATTCCGAGCGCTTTGCCGAGGTGCTCAGTAAGCGTATTCTGGGGATCCAGTATGAGGCCGATATGGTCAAACTTGACCATTACAGCGACGAGGAGCCGCACGGCTGGGATGTGTACCGATTGCACACGCACCTACAGGCCACGCAGCCTGACGGCTTTGCGGGCTATGAGGCGCGCACCATATCAGACCGCAACACTGCGGCCTTTGTCCTTGGCCGCGCCATCTTAGACACGCTGTGGACTGTTTTTATCGAGCCAAGATTCAGGGACGGTCACGGCGACTAACACAAGGGGGGCGCAAGCCCCCTTTTTCTTGCCTAAAAAAAATGCGCACGCACGAAAAAAACCGCTTGCAATGTTATGTAATCCATATTATAAAAAACTATAACAACAACCAAGGGAGATTTTACCAATGACTGACGATCTTACCCCTGAAGAACTGGCATGGCTCGAAGTTCTGGAAGCAGAATATTACTACTACGCCAGCCAAGAATAACCGGAGGGCCTAGCGCCCTCCCCCATCTCAAAACAGGAAATACAAAAATGACACTTGAAGAAATTGTAAACCAAATCCGCCAAATGGACGTTGCAACCATTGAAGCGACACATGCAGACATCAGCAAAAAAATGCAACGTGCTCGCAATCCTCAAATCCGGCTGGGCTATGCGCTGATCATCGAAAACCTTGAATTGCAAAAATTTATCAAAACCACAGAGCCTTGCGACATGAGCGACGAAGAATTGCTGGCAGAACTTACAGCATAATTTCAACAGGGCGGCAATCACGCCGCCCCACCTCACACAGGAAACGACCATGTCTAAACGATCCGCCACCTGCCTGACCCTGACCGCCGTTGCATGGGTTGCCATTTGCGCCGCCCTGCTGGATGCAGGACTTGCCCGCCATTTTGACCCGGAGCAATACTGCGACAATACCGCCGCAACCGCTGCGGTGTGCCGTTAATCAATCACCAATCAAGGGAGACCACCATGCGAGATTATTTTGAGCTTGACCCCTGCCCCTGGGAAGAATCCGGCGCTCAGGTTGGCCATGACGACAAATTTACGCTCGCAGCCGAAGCCCGGCGCTTTGCGCATCAGATCCGGCAAGCGTACCCATTGCCGAACAGCCGTTGCCATGTTGACGTGCATTGGCAGAGTCATGAGCTGGGCAGCTATCCGGAAATCCGCGTCAAATTCGATACCTCCGACCCGGAGGGCGAGGCTTGGGCAATGACGGTCGAGGCCGATCCCGACGACAAGTTGCGACGGTGGGCCGACTAGGCCCGCCCCTTCTTACCCTGAATCAATCACCAACCGAGGAAACCACCATGCGAATTCAGAAACCCACCCCCGATCAAATCCGCGAGGCCCGTAAATCCGCTGGCCTGACACAAAAACAGGCCGCCGATCTTGTCCATGCGAACAGTGTAGTCCACTGGAACACATGGGAAAATGGACGAGCCGGGATGTCCCGCGCAGCGTGGCATCTGTTCCTGATCCTGACGGGGCAGACCGACAAGCTGGAAAAAACGGCCTAGGACGCTTCTGGATAGGGGGGGGCTTGCGCAGCTTGTCCCGACCCCCAGACCCCATCAGAAACCCACCACAACGCGAAACAGAGGCATTTTGAACCATGAATGACAACTCAGTTGAACAAT